AAACCACAAAACAAACTTAAATTAATAATTAAATATTGGTTATCTGGTGGCGTTGAAAAGCGACCCGCCAATAACTAAACAAATAACAATATATACAAAACACGTATTTACATATCTGTTTTGTATATATCAATTAAAACTATGGCAAATATAATAAACGAGATAATGCCTTTCGGCTCATGTGATATAGAAAGAGCCAACAACTTAATAGATGAGGCAGGAAACGAAGCAGAATATTATGAATTAGAGGGCGAAACAGCTGATTATATAGATGAGTTAATAAATGACTGCGAAACAAAACTCCAAGATATTGATGTTGTTGCATGTGTTTATAGTACAATACTCCGTAAAGCAAAAGAAGAAATAGAAGAGGAAACAGGCAAGGACATTGAAAACGATTATAATGTTTATGTAGCAGGTAATTACCTTGCTACTTCGCTTGATAGTGATAAATTTGAAGAAGTAAAAGAACTTATTAAAACAATAAAGGAGCCAACAAAATTTATAACATGGTTTTTTGAAGAAATGATAGGTTAATCCCTTTTAGCCTTGTATATCCTAAACTATATGCAAGGAATAAAGATAATTAATTAATAACTAATAATTATATGCATTTAGCAGTAGAAACAAAAAAGAATTTAACAGGATTTTACAAGATAGACGGTAGACACTTAAAAAAGTTTATTAAAAAGGTAGAAAAAGACATAAAGAATGTTAAGGAAATATGGAAGTATGACTATTTAGAAAAAATAGGTAATATTGGTTTTTATAAAAATTCAAAGGTAATAAAAATTTATAACTAATAATATGATTTGTAATCAATGCAAGCAAGATCAAGCCCAAATCCAACAGGCAACCGATAACTATTATAAAGTAGTCTATTGTACAGCCTGTAATTTTCAAGAGCATTTAAGAAACTATAATAATAAAACTAATAAAACTAATAACAAATAAACGTATGACAAACGAAATCAAACAACGCCTTGACTATCTACGTGAAGAGATCAAACAGGAACGTATTAGCTACGGAGAAATTGCAGAATTAATGAGCCTTGCCGAACACATAGAGGAGGGCGACAATGAGCTTAGACAATGGGCAGGAATACCCGAGGGCTATAATATTATAAACAGAGAGAGCGAAATTGACAATCTTATAACGTATATAGGAGAATGTGGGCATGATAGACAAAACGACAAAGAGTTGATGAAGGATGATTTAAAAATGTTGATAGGGTGGACTTGTAAAAATGTTTATTCTTCTGAAAGTACAAACGACTACATAGAGATTAATTAAAGCATAATAATAAATAAAACTATGGAAAATGTAATTATTATCAATCCTCATAGTTGTACACGTGAGGAAAGAGCCGAGCTAATAAAGCATTTAAATGACAATAATTGGGATTTTAGAGAGAAAGAGCAGAAAGAAGAATTTTAAAATCTTTTAGATTGGCTATATTAAATAACTAGCCAATTTATAAAGAAATTTAATAATTAATAAAACATTATGACAAACAAAGAAAAAAAGATCAAAGAAGTTGCCAAAAACTTTAAAATGTTATTTGGTAACATCCAAACAGGCAGAAGAGAAATTTGATAGGGTTATGGAAGAATTTGCAGAAGATTTGATTAATATAGGATATAACATTAAAGACTAGCTTAACCCTCTTATTGCTCATAAACCCCTATTTGTGAGCAAAATAGAGGCTACACAAGCCTATCTAAGCATTTACAACGTACAAACACCCACGATTAACTTATTAATTTAATCTTAATAATATGGAAAAAATAAGAATAGACTATAAAAACGAAGAAGAAGAAGAGAAAGCAATGGAAAAAGCAAAAGCAGAAAGTCAAACAAGGGGAATTAAAAACGTAAATTTTATAGATTCTAAAGCTGGATATATAGAATACATGAGCTAGAGCTTAATCCCCTCTTATTGCCTGTAAACACCTATTTGCAGGCAAAATAGAGGTTATACAAGCCCCTAAGACGTTTTACAACGTCTATACACACACGAATTAACAAAAGCCCGTACGTTAAAATTAAATGAAAACATATAAAAAAGTTATTGAAAAAAATTGCTTAGTTATCAGTATTGACGTTGATCCTATCAGTCCAAGAGAAGACTCAAATTTAGGCTATTTTATAACCATTGATAGGGATTATTCAAGTCCGGATAGCAACGAAACTATAATTAATATAGTAAAAGCAACTGGAGATTTTGCAACTGATCAAGATGATCATATTAAGAGAATAAAAGAAGACGTTAAAAGCGAAATAGACGAAAAAGTTATAGCAATTTATCCTATTACTAAGCATGAGCATGGTAACACTTATTACTCAATCGGTAATTCCCAAGGTTTTGATTATTCAAATAATGGATTCTATATTATTACAGATAAAACTCAAAAGGAAATTGGAACATTAAGAAAAGATTTTAAGGATAACATCAAGCACGAATTAGACGTATATAATAAATACGTTAATGGTGATATATATAGGTTTATACTTTATAATCAAAAAGGAGAAGTCGAAGACTCTTGCGGCGGATTTTATGATATTGACGATATTAAAGAATGTTTACCAAAGGAATACCAAAAAGAATGTTTATGTAATTATTTAAAAGAATAACTATATGAATGATAAACAAAAAGAAGAATATATCAAGGCTATGACTAAAATATCAGCCCTTGAGCAATACTTGTTTATACTTATTCGCAATACAGTTATTAATAACAGTATACAAAGAAGTATAAAAAGCATAAAAAAACAAACAGAAAACTTTTTTTCAACGTAATAGCAACTTTTAACCTATTACACGAACTAAAAAACAACATTTTAAACGGGCAAATGTTGTTTTTTTTATTATAATATCAATATTTTACATTGATATTATATAAAATAAATAATAAAACCAACAGAACGGAGGGGGCAAATGTTTCAACCAGTCAAACAGAATACAGTATAACGAGGAACGCAACAGTATAACGAGGAACGCAAAAGTTTCGTGGAGGTAATCATTCTAAATAATTAACATAAATCAAAAATGAAAAACAAAAACAAAAGAGTTGTTGCAGGCAAACAATCCTAAAAAACTCAAAAACACAAAAAACTTATTAATTACACAAAACTAACTTTATATTTATACCTAACTATTATGACTTTTATATTTATAACAAAACCAATTAAAACAACCAATACAACAACAAACTTATCCCACAAACTACCAACTGCAATCAACACACAAACTCCCAACTTAATCCAACAAACTCTTATTAAAATTAAAAACAACAATACTATAAACATACAAACCGAACTTATAAAGACATTATGGGAGGAGTCGCTAAAATTATGCGACACAATACTTTGCTACAATGCAAAAGGGAATAGTCCAGTTGGATCAGTAGACCGAGGGCCATGTATGTATAATGACTACTGGCGCAAAGACATCCCCGACAGCATCGCTTTTTCGATGGATTGTATTGACGAAATGGTAAAGGATTTTAGAAAAGGAAAACAAAGACAATGGTACGGATATAGAAAATGGAAACTAAATAATTAATCATAACTTATGGATAAGAGGTGGAAAGAGTGGATAACTTTTTAAGGGTAATATAAATAAAAATATTGCCCTTGTGGACAAGATATATTATTGCCTAATATTACAATAGCTTGACATACACCAGTATATCCTATATAATTAGTAGTATAGTACATTAATAATAGATATTATCGTTTATTACATTCAGAGGAGACCACCATAAAAATATCCTTGGGAATAGAATTAAGACCTTTATTCTTAGGTCTCTTCTGAATATAGTAAATGATATTATATTTATCTAATCATCTTGGGAGAAAGTATCGGATAGAAAGGACACAATAATTTTCATATAAAAGCCTTTATATAAGATTCTTTTCTTCTCGTACAGTCCTTCTAGATGATTAGATAAACATACTATTGTTATCAGATTTTACATCTATTTAAAGATAGATGTAATAAACAATATACCCCTTAATATTTTTACATAAATAGTATCTGGACAGGAGAATATATCTTTAATGTATATACTCTATCAAGATTCAAACACCAGAATAAGTCATGGCCTAGTAGTAACAACCTGTTACCACTTAACCATAGACCTGCCTGGAGGGGACGTAATACAAATGGGGAGGACTAGGTTGCGTAGACCGACATCCTCCCTCCCATGGTTTTATGAATTTAGAATTAAAAATAGGAAAACACAAAACAATAATTACAAGTGTTGAGCATAAAAGTTCAAACGAAGTAAAAGAAAAATTATTTGAATTTTTAGTAACTGTAATAAATATAAAAAAAATACTTGAAAAGAAATAATATGTATAGATTAATAAGAAAAATAATATCTAAATATCATAATCTTAGATTAAATTGGAAGCTAACAGGCAAATATGTAGAATGCCAAACATTATCAGAAGCTTACGAAAAAGCCGTTACAAATAAAAACTCTATTATTTTAATTGGAGAGGATAAGATTAAAGTATATAAGTAATATGTCAAAAGAATTAAAACCAAAAACTAAATTCGTATTTGATACTGGTAATCTTCCAGATTTTTCTAAAGAAAGAGATTTTAGAACTGAAAGACGATTATTTTTAAAAGCATTCAAGACATATAATAAAATTTTATCTAAGAGTAAATTCTTTTGGAGAATTAAATATCTATTTTATAAATATATATTAAAACATACTTACACCATAGGAGTTGACATAGGTAGTCAAGATATAGATACTTCTGTCATTGTAAGGCACGATAAAAAAGGAAATCGTATAGTTGAAAAAATATGTCAAAATTAATACTAAACGAAGAAGCAAAAAACCTCCTTGCTAAATGGCGCCCGACACTAAGCAACGCAGATGACATTGCCATCAGAGATCTTGTTAATAACGGAGGTAAATATCAAAAGGACAATATAATAAAACTAATTAAATTATTAAAGAAACGAGTATGAAAAAAAATAACAAAGAAGAAGATGAACTAAAAATAAAAGATAGAGTTTATTACGTTCTTAAAGGAAAAGAAGATTTATTTTACTATCTTTTTGGAGGTAATATAAAAGAAATAACGGACAAGGGTGATGAAAAGATATGTACAATATCTGAATGGAGTGGTTATAGCAATAACGAAGAAGTAGAAGAAGCAAATATATTTAAAACAGAAAAAGAAGCAGTAGAAAGAGAAAAGTATTTAAATTATCCTTTATTTAAAAAAACTATTGAAAAATTATTTTCATACAACACTGAACGAGAGAAGAAGGTTAGTAGAGCATTACAATCATTAATTAAATAATATATAACAAATTATGTACAAGAAAATTGTATTCGCGATGGTATTAGCTATATTGATAATGCCATTAGGAGTTAGCGCAAGTGCGACTTCAACTCCAACATCAACACCGGTAATAGTAGTTCCGGAAACACAAACACATTCTGTAGCGCAAGGTGCGTCATGGGGTAAAGTAGACCAAATTTTTAGAAATCTTTTAGGAGTGTTATTCACTTCTTTCGTAAGAGATTTTACAGTTGTGGCTACAAACGTAAACACAGGAGAAGAGTATCAAACTATGGAAGTATTCGAGAAGAAAGACAAGGTAACTTATCCATCAGTATGGCTCGATGTTCCATTCGGAACTTATGATGTTTATAGTGTCGGATGTCTTTTTAGAGACTACATGGGAAGATCAGGATGTTACAAGACCTTCACAAACAGGTTGATTATTAAATAATAATCACACTATTGAATAGTTATATACAGGGATATTATCCCTGTAATAAACATTTAATAAGCATTGATATATTCAGACTAAGACTTGTGAGGTTCAAGAAACCCATGCTTATTGCCTAATGTAATAAATAAATAATTATAAAACAAATGAAAATTACAAAAGAACAAGTATTAAACAATTTAGAAGACGTAAAGAAATATATTGACGAAGCTGAAAACGTTAAAGAAAAAAAGGAAGTTAAAATTGAGATTAAAAACAGATTTACAGGAAGTATATTATTTTCTTCTGCAAAAGAAACAATGAAAGAAGCTGTTATTGAAGCAGTAGAAAGTGAAGCTGACTTGCGTGGAGCTAACTTGCGTGGAGCTGACTTGTATGGAGCTAACTTGTGTGGAGCTAACTTGTATGAAGCTGCCTTGTGTGAAGCTGACTTGCGTAGAGCTAACTTGCGTGAAGCTGACTTGCGTGAAGCTGACTTAATGAATTGTAAATTTCATGGCAAAGGTGGAACAAAAGAATTAACAAAAAAACAATTACCAGACTTTTTAAAAGCTCTAGGATTTATAATAAAAGATTAATTGCCTAATGTAATAATATGAAAATAATATGACAAATGAAACAATACTAAAAAAAGCAATTGAGAAAGCTGTTAAGAATGGATGGCTGAAAGACGATAAGGTAAAAATAGAAACATATGCTTTAAGGTTGCCTACAATTATGTTAAATCATAATATGAAAGGGGAAAAATTCTTAACAGCTTATGAAATTATCTTCTCCCATGACTTTGCAAAAGCTTTTTGGGGAGAAGAATGGAAGGAAGGAGATTGTATAAAACAACCTGCTGATGAAATGTTTTTAAAACCTCCGTTAAGATGGCAATATCACCTTCAACAAATGGTACTAGAAGAAAACCCTATTAAGTACTTAGAAAAGTTCCTATGAAACACACAAAAGAAAACTGCACTTGCCCTTATCAAGTAGAGCCTAAGAGGATATAACTAATCATCATGTAAAACAATAAATATGAACAAAGACGTAAAATCAACCTGCTGTAATGCAGATGTAAAATTAGCAAACAAAAACTGTAAAAGAGGACAAACAAATTATTTTGTATGCACCAAGTGTAATAAGGCTTGTGATATTAATGAAAAAATTGATAAGTTTCTGTGTTTTGGTGGTGAAAAAATTAAACTTAATTAATATGAAAAGTTTTATAAATGCAATAAAAGATAAGGAATCACTTAGTTTAAAAATACCTTTTGACGAAAAATTTATTAAAAAAGCTATGGACGAAGTCTTTGACGAATCAGAAGGGAAATTGTTACCAATTACTGTAGATATAGAGCCAGTTAATCAATCAACTAAGCTATGCAAGGAGTGTCAATTTGAAGAAAGAAACGGACATAATCCATCTGTACCTCGTAATGAAGTATCTAACCCTCTTAAGAAGATAGCAGGAGGAATTAAACAAGGATTTAGTAAGGCAATGAGTCCGTTTAAATAAAAAGTTATGAATAAAATACTACAAGGAGATTGTCTTGAATTAATGAAGGACATACCAGCTAAAAGTATAGATATGATACTTTGTGATTTGCCTTATGGAACTACACAAAATAAATGGGATAGTATAATTCCCTTAGATAAAATGTGGCTTCAGTATGAAAGGATTATAAAAGATAACGGTGCAATGGTATTAACAGCACAAGACAAGTTTACTGCAAAATTAATGTTAAGTAATGAAAAAATCCACAGATATAATCTAATATGGAATAAGATTTTAACTTCTGGATTTTTAAATGCTAATCGTATGCCATTAAGAGTCCACGAAGATATATGTATTTTTTATAAAAAATTACCAACATATAATCCTCAAAAATTTAAAGGTAGTAAGAATCATTCTAAGGGAAACATGAAAACTGATATTAATAATAATTATGGGAAATATGACAAGGTTGATAATTTAGAAAAGCTAGGAGATTTAAAACACCCACAATCAATAATTACTTTTCAAAAGCCTCACCCTAGTAAAGCAATCCACCCAACCCAAAAGCCAGTAGACTTGTTTGAATATCTGATTAAGACTTATACTAACGAAAGAGATTTAGTTCTTGACAACGCTGCAGGTTCAGGCACAACAGGAGTAGCATGTAAAAATCTTGATAGAAGGTACATATTAATAGAAAAAGAAGAAGAATATATAAATATTATAAAACAAAGGATATGAAACAACAAATAACAAAAGAACAGTGGAATGAGCTAGAATCAAAAGAAAAGGATAAACTACAAGATATTTTATTTGGTAAAGGGATGAGATTTGGTTTTACAGGAAATGTTAGTATCGGTCAAATGATAGAGTTCTTAGGAGATGATTTGTTAAGAATAGATTTTGAAAGTAAAGAATGGATATTGAAAGAAGAAGGAATATTAGCTGTTGGCAATTTACCTACATTCTACTGGGATAAAGAATCAATAGACGGAGGATGGGAAGCAGTTAAATATAAACTAAACTAATATGTCTAACGCATTACAAGACTTACAAACATCAGTTGGCTGAAGAATAAGGAGCAGAATAATGACTAAATACCAAGAGCTATACAAAAAGCTTGAAGCAGGAACACTAACAGACAAAGAAAGTATCGAATTTCAACAAGAGATATGCGTGGAGAATAAACGCAAAAAATGTCCAACTTGTTTGAAATGTAAAAAAGGTACAAAAGGATTTGTATGTGGATTGCTACCAGAAGGTATGCAAAAAGCAATTAAGAGCCATGAGTAACAAAGGGAGGAATTAGAATCAAACGATTCTGCTCCTCCCACTAAAACTAAAATTATGGGATATTTACACATAGACAATTTATACAAAAACGTAGAGATAATGCTGTTTAAAGAATGCTACGCTATGGAAAAAATACATGGCACATCAGCTCATATAAGCTATAACGAAGGAGAAGTAAAATATTTTGCAGGAGGTGGGAAACATCAATCTTTCGTTGACATATTTGATGGAGAAAATTTAAAGAAGAAATTCAAGGAGTTGCTTGATTGTAATGTGATTATTTTTGGTGAATCATACGGAGGAAAACAACAAGGAATGAGCGATACTTATGGCAAAGAGCCTAGATTTGTAGCATTTGATGTAAAGATAGGTGATAACTGGTTAGATGTTCCGAGAGCAGAAGAAATAGTAAAAAGTCTAGGATTAGAATTTGTTGATTATGTTAAAATACCAACTGACTTGGAACTAATAGACACAGAGAGAGATAGACCGTCTGTTCAAGCTAAAATAAACGGGATAGAAGATGACAAAGCAAGAGAGGGTGTGGTATTAAGACCATTAAAAGAGCTAACTAGAAATGACGGTAAAAGAATCATCGTAAAACATAAATGTGATGAGTTTAAAGAAACAAAAACTCCCAGAGAAGTAGACCCAGAAAAATTAAAAGTATTAAAAGAGGCTGATGATATAGCTAATGAGTGGTGTACTCCAATGCGTTTATCACACGTGTTAGACAAGATAGGAAACCCAACAGAGATGAATGAAGTTAGAAATGTTATAAAGGCTATGATTGAAGATGTTTACAGGGAAGCTAAGGGGGAAATAGTAGAAAACAAATCTGTCGAAAAGGCTATCGGTAAAAAAACAGTAGCATTATATAAAAACAAAATAAGCAAAATCTAACAAAGGAGTAACTAATGCAAGGTAATCCAGAATTTAACATCGGAGCATGTCCTCTCTGCAAACATGAGACGGATATGAATGTAAGGCTCAACACAAAAGACGTTGAGAAAGCAGAAACAATCGTCAAACAGATGATTGAACAAAAGAACATTGAAATCTTCACAAATGAATTGTGTGAAGAATGCAGTCGTAAATTAAAACTGTAACAAATGGGGAGAGGAGAAAAATCTAATCCCCTCTAAATTAATTAATTATTAATATAAAAGACGTATGGGAAAATATCAAATAATATACGCTGATCCACCTTGGAAGTATGGCAGTAAGTCAGCTGTTAATAATTCAACTGGAAATGAAATTAAAAAATTATCAGAACATTACCCTTCTATGACTACGGAAGATATTTGTGACTTAGATGTTAGAAATATAACAGAAGAAGATGCTTGTTGCTTTTTGTGGTTCACTTCTAGTTTTGGTGAAGAGTCTTATAAGGTTATGAGAGCATGGGGATTTAAGCCTATTACTATAATTAATGTTTGGGAAAAAGTTACAAACAAAGGTAATACTTGTAAAAACGTAGGTCCTTGGTCAATGGGAAGTTATGAATTTATCCTTTATGGAACTAAGGGTAGGATGATGAAATATAAAAAAGCTACAATAGATCAAAAATTAGTAGCTGAAAGATTCGGTCATTCAGTAAAACCAGAAAAAGCTAAAATTAATATAGAAACATTATTCCCATCATTATCTAAGATAGAATTATTTGCTAGAGAAAAATCAAAAGGTTGGGATGTTTGGGGTAATGAAGTTGAAAGTGATATTAACCTTTAACAAAGGAGGTCAAAGTGTTTTGCAAAGGAAGGAGGACGTACGTCCATGATAAGATGAGGGATATTCTCTTAGTTAGAGGGAATATGTCAATAGGAGATGTTATCGATATCCACTTTGAAAAATTGATTGAAGAATCAAGAAAGGAGATGTGTAGAAGTTGTCATGTCATTGTTGATAAAAACGTCAAGCTAATAAAGTTTGGGGGAAAACATTGTAGGACATAAACAAAGGGTCTGCTAATAATACGCAGACCCACTAAATCAATTAATTATTAAAATAAAAAATTATGAATATAACAAAAAGAGATGTCGTGTCATTACTAATAGTCTTTTGTTTCATACTGCTTGCCTTGTATCTGTATTCATACTTACTGATAGGTATAGGAGCGCAGAAAGAACGTGAATCAAAGGAATGTGTAGGAGCAACAGCTATTGAAAATTGGGAAGATACATTAGAGATAACAAAAGAGATCTGTGTAGAAGGTCAAAAAAACTTTTTAGAAACATTAAATACTAATCATAATAATACTTTAAAAGCTTGTCAGGCAGAAGTAGAGAAATGGAGAGGCAACTATTCATGGCTCAGGAAAGAGAACGAAAAAGAAAAGCTCAAGGAGTTTATAATATACAATAAATAAAATCTATGGATAAAGAGGAAAAGAAAAAATCTTTTGGCATAACCGCTAAGACAAAATTAGTCGATTTCTCTATCGAAATCTTGGATGAGTTACCACAGATGGCACTAAGAGGGGAAGAATTATATCTATATAATGGAAGATTTTATGAAACAATAAGTAATTTTAACCTTAACCAGAGAATCCAAGAGTTCTTTATAAATCATGAGGGGTCAGAACACTATACCCCTACAAAATCAGACAATGTTATTCGAACGATTAAATTTAGTCCTAAAGTTAAGGAAGCTACGTTTGATGAATATCCTAATCTAATAAACCTTAATAACGGTGTTCTGAATTTAGATACTTATGAGATAGAGAAACACTCCCCTGATCAGTTCTTCACTTATGCTATTAATGTAAAATATGACAAAGAGGCCCCAGCACCAATCCATTTTGGTAAATTTCTAAAAACAACTTTTGCGACTTGGGATAAAGAGAAAAAGAAATTAGTCCCAGACTGGGAAACAGTAGCCAACATCATAAGAATAGGTGGTTATCTAATATATCCGGAGAATAAAATGGAGAGGTTGTTTATGTTCTTAGGTAATGGTTCTAATGGTAAATCTACGATTATAAATGTATATTCATCATTTTTCGATAGAAAGTTTGTGACATCTTTGTCACTAAAGACTCTAGGAAACGAGGAGTCTACACAGAGAGCGCAATTAATACGTAGTAGATTAAATATTGCAGGTGAAACAAAAGAGGAAAAGATAGACGCAGAGCAAATTAAAAAAATATCATCAGGGCAAAGCATATCTGTTAAGAGAAAATATCTTGATGATATAGATGTTATCCCGCGCTGTAAAGTGGTTGTCGATTCAAACGGATCACCATTCTTTAATGATACAAGTTATGGGACGGAGAGAAGATTATTTCCGATAACATTTCCTAATCAGTTTTTACCGCCATCTAAATACGAGAAAGAAAAAAAGACAGGTAAGAATTTAGAAGAGAAGGGAATAATACTTGGGATTAATGAAGATATTATGATGGCGAATTTTGAAAAAGAGAAAGCAGGTATTTTGAATCTATTTTTAGGTGGCTTGAAAGAACTAAGGGACAACAACTGGCACCTTGATGAGTCAGATAACAGTAAAGAGACCATGGAGGACTATAAAGAACAATCCGATACATTAGGGTCGTGGTTACGTATCACTTATAGAGAACCTACTAAAGACGACTTCCCATTCCCTGATAGCCATTCATTAATTGGAGATATTACACAAGCATTTCATAATTGGTATGAAGAAAATTATCCAGGGAAAAGATGTATGTATTCATCTAAGAAAATTGGGAGGAGAATTAAGGAAGTGTTTAGAGTTGAGAGTTTCCAGAAAAGAATGGGGACATCTACAACATCTGCTTATCCTATATTAAAAATATGATAATACATAATTATAAACATCCACCATTAAAAGAGCTGTGTGAGATATTCGGAGTTTCCATGGTGTGGGCCATTAATAAGAGAGTCAGAAATTTTAGAGATGAGATTGAAGATTTACAGAGACAAAAAGGTATAGCTATAAAACATATTATCCAAGACGGATGGTCATTGTATGAACCGGCTAAAATAGACAAGCAAATCATGAAAATAGAAAAGACTGTTAAATGGCTTAACAAAATAAAGAAAGTTAAAGACGATGTTGAATTTCAAGAGGTGATGTCGCGAGGAGTTGACCTTAGTGTTATAAAAGACATTCCCATAGATGAAGTCTTAGATCGATACAATAGAAGGTATGACAAGAATAGGTTCTTCAAACTGAGGCCAGAAGAGACTACAGCATCAGCACAATTCAATGTTGAAAAGACTCTTTTCTGCGATCGGGGAAATAGTAATGAGGGCGGAAGTGTAGTCGATTTAATGATGGTTTTAGAAAAATGCTCAGTCGGAGAGGCTATTAAAAAACTAACTTATATATTATGAAAACTAAAATTAAGCTCATCAAAAAAACAACATATATTATTGATGATGAATCTGAATTAAAATTAATAAGATTCTGTTTGGACTATTGTTGGCACAGAGCAACTAAACATAAAACACCGGTGTCCGGGCTAGACAAAGGAATTAATAAAATGAGAAAAGAATTCGAAAAAAACTAATAAATTAATAAAATAAATATTATGGTGAATCCACTATTAAAATTTAAAGAAGACAACAAGCTTACTTTTAAACAAGTAGCTGCAAAATTAGGCAAGGGAGAAATTACGACTATTCAATTAGCTCGTATGACTCCAGAGTCATTACGTACCAAGCAAGTAGATACTATTTTAATAGTAAAAGAAAAGCTAGGAATAGACTTAATTGAGTATATCGAGAACGGATAATAGTTTAATTAATTATATAAAGATTGGTATTACAAGCACAGCGTGGTTGTGATACTAAAACTACAACTATGGGTTTTATCGAAAGGGACAACAAAATTTTTGCCAAAATCACAGCAGATGGCATTGTAAGAATTCCTACAAGTGAAACAGATCCAGAAGCAGTTACACGTGAAGTGGAATTGTCAGACGGAGCTAAAAAAACTTATCACGAGTTGGAGAAGAAAGGAATTCAAGGAAAAATTGAGAGCATCGAATTTAAAGAAACAGATTATGGCAAGATGTTAAACATTACATTTGCATTAGAGGAAGGACAGAGAAATCAAATTGTACTAGGTTTGTCAGCAGGGAATAACTTTGCCACTTCATTCATGGAGAGATTGCCTAACTTAGATTTATCAAGAGAGATTTCATTATCTCCATGGGCAATGGAAAAGAACGGAAAATCTACTAAAGGAATGGTTGTATGGCAAACACCAAAAGACGCAGAAGAAGGAACAGCTAAAGTAAAAGTACCGAGCTTTTTTAAGACACCTTATGTAGAAGGAACAAGAAGTAAATTATTAAATAATTATCCTGCACCAGAAGGTGATGGCAAAGGATTTGATAAAGACGATTGGAAAATGTACTTCACAACTGTTAAGAAATTCTTAATTAAGTTTACAGAAGAAAATATCATTCCTACTATCGGAGCAGGGTTTGATACTTCTAGTGCTAAACCAGGTAGCTTAGATGACGTAGAAACAAAAGAAGAAGATAAAGGAGCAGAAAATGAAGACGGAGTTAAGGTAGAAGACGTACCTATGTAGTAATTTTTTAAAGTGGGATTATGAAAATAATCCCACCCATAAAGATTATTAATTAAATATAAAAATATGTACACAGAAAACATTAAAATGGAAGATTCTAGGACTGTGGAGACTACGGGTTACATGGGAAAGACTATCTTTTCTAAATGTATATTTGGTCTTCATTCTGTCCTTAGTAAAGAAGATGATTACGAAGAATGTAAAAATATAATTAAAAAAAGAATTGATGATCACCTCGATCAAAGACAAAAAGAGATTGAGGAACGAGCTAATAAATTTAAAGCAGGTGTTAACAAAAAACCTGCACCTAGTCTATGAGTGAAGATTCTGAAATGTGGGAAGAAATACATAAAGAAAATAAAAAGAGGAAAAAAGAGAATCAGAAAAATTCTTTAAAAATATTACAAGAAAAAGGTATAACTTGGCAATTATTAAATGATGATACTTGTCATTATAGAGTTGGTGAATTTGATTATTGGCCGACTACTGGTAAATTTTATAATCAGAAAACAAAACAAAAAGGACGTGGAGTTTTCAATCTAATAAAAATTTTAAAAAACTAAACATAAAACTATGGATGATACAAAAAAAGAGTTTGAGATTGATGAATTCAATCCCAAAAAAGAAGAGCTAGTCACACTAGCTGAAAAATACAAAGGCCTTACAATTAAAAACATGAATGACATTGAAGGTTATAGCGCTGTTAATAAAGCACGTAAGGAATTGAAAACTGTTAGATGCGATTATGACAAGCAGGTAGAGGGTGCTATAAAATCAAAAAGAGATGATTATAATTCTTTTAGAACGAATCTATTAAAATTAAAAGATTCTTTTGTAAAGATTATTGAACCATTAGAAATAGAATTGAAAGGCAAGACCGACGCTATAGATGATGAGAGAGCAAGGAAACAAAGAGTGGCAACTCTTCCGGAGAGAAAGGAAAGATTAGAAACAATAGAGGGTGTTTGGAGTGACGAAGATATATTATCTATGGATGATAAAGAATTCGACACAAACTTTAATGAAGCGAAAACTCTTTGGTTAGAAGAGAAAGAAAGAATGATGAAAGAAAAGGAAGATAAGATTAAAGCAGATGAAGAAAGAATTGAGAATGAGAAGAAAATAGAAGCAGAGAAAAAGAAAGCACGTGAAGAAGCATTAGAAGAAGCAGAGAAGCAAGCTAAATTAGACAAAGAAGAGTCTGAAAGAAAGATAATTGAAGAAGCTGCTAAAGTTGAGCATGAAAAAAAAGAATCAGAAGCAAGGGCTGTAGTAGAGAAGCAAGAAGCTATCGCTACTGAGAGAAAAAAAGCAGAAGTTGAGAAGCAAGCTATTATAGATGAGCAGGCTAGAAAAGACAAAGAAGCTAAGGAAGAGATCGAGAGAAAAGAAAAAGTTGAGGCTGAGGCAAAGGCCGAGGCTGAACTTAAACAAAAAAGAATAGATAATGATAAAAGTTATCATGAGTTCTTAGATAGGAATAAGTATGTTGAAGGACCAGGTTTTTTATTAACTAACACAGATACTAAAGTCGTTATCTATAAAAAGATTGATGAGTTTATTAAACCATAGCTATATGATAAAAAAAGAAGATTACTTTGATAGAGTCAAAGGAGCAAAAGCATTGACTAGATCAAAGATAATGGATTTTAAGAAGTGTAAATCCTATTTTAAGAAAAAACATATAGAGGGTACTCTTGAAAAGAAATTACTTGGGGACCCTTTAATCAAAGGATCAGCTGTAGATTGTATTTTAACAGAATCAAGAGAAAAGTTTGATGCAACATATTATATAGTATCTGGAAACAGGAATAAAAAAGCACTTGATTATGAATTCCAACTAACTGAGACTCTATACAGAGAGATTCTTTCTCTTGCAGATAGTGTTGAAAGGCAAGATGCTTATAAAGAAATAAAAGCAAAAGGATATATTGCCCAGGAGCTTATTCAGGTTGATATGGAATTAGGTGAACATTTTGATTGCTTATGTGGCCTCCCAGATTGGTATTTGATTTCAAAGGATGGAAAACATTGTCATATAGTCGATCTTAAAACCTCTAAAGATGGTGATGATAGAAAATATTTATGGCATTGTGTTGACTATTTTTATTTTGAGCAGCAAGCACTTTATCAATTAATTTTAGCTAAACTTCACCCAGAAATTGAAACATTTATTTCTGATCATTTAGTTGTAGAAAAAGATTCTAATGGTATATATGATTGTTATATCTATACGCTTGCTAAGAGCAGAATTGAAAGAGAGAAAGTTAATATGCTTGCATACATCGAACAAATAAAAAATGAGAAAGACTTTTTACCTAAGAACGTAAGCTTCAAAGATGCGATTACTATTGGAGCGTTAAATAACGAAGAATAATTATATGACAAACGAAAAAATATTTAAAAAAGCAATAGAGAAAGTTATTAAGAATGGCTGGAAAGGCGTTAATCCATTAGAGATTAAAATTGAACCACACGATAAAACTATTCCAAGAGATATAATTGATGTTATGAGTTGGATTACAGCACAACCTTATATTATAGAACTTATCTTTTTTCCTGACTTTGCAAAAGCTCTTTGGGGAGAGGAGTGGCAAGAGGGTGATTGTATAAAACAATCTGCTGATGAGATGTTTTTAAGACCTCCGTCTAGATGGAAATATTATCAACATCAAATGTTAGACGAGATACAAGAAGGTAAAGACCCTATTAAATATTTAGAACAATTTATAAAATAGAAACAAAATGAAAGTAATAATAGGTAGTAAAATTAAAATCGTTGGGGCGGAAGAGAGGGTTAAGCGTTTAATGCGAAAAGCATTGACATTAGTTAACCCTCAATACCAGATGGCTGTATGTATGGCTCGTAAGGACCCAGCAAAAAGAAAGATGTTGTATGCCATGACTCCGACATTCAAATATTACACAGAAGTTTTAGATACATTTATTGTTTCACGTGGACTTAAAGAAAGGATATTAAGATTTTTTAAGGTGAACAAATTTGAATATGAACTAGAAGAAAATTATTGTTCTAAGTTAATGAAGAATTATCTAGCAGAAAAAATTGTTCTTCGTGATTACCAAGAAGGTGATGATGATACTATCCTACAACATAAACAAGGGATAATAAAACTAGGGACAGCTTATGGAAAAACTATTATTGCTTTAAAACTTGCAGAAGAAAACAGATTAAGAACATTAATAATTTGTTGTAAGGCAGAATTATCAGAGCTATCAAAATACAAGCATGACTTCAAAGAGATCTACGGATATGACATAGGAGTAATCCAGGGTAAAGTTTGTAACATCTCCGATGTCACAGTCGCAACCATGTCTACTCTAGCCAGAAGTGATTTATCTAAGCTAAAAAATGAGTTTGGAATGCTAATAGTTGACGAATGTCACGTTTCATTGTCTGATAAACGTAAAAAGGTGGTAGAATCGTTCAATTCTTACTACAGATACGGTATGTCAGGCACCCCAGGGCGAGCTAACGGTCAATCTGAGGCTGTAAAGTTCTTATATGGCTCAATAATCATAGACAAGAAACTACCTCAGGACAAGCCTTCTGTGCATGTATATAAAACAAATGTAGACGTTGGGGCATCACAATACCACGAAATGGAAGAGGCGGTAATGTATAGCGTAAAAAGAAACGTTATAATAAGAAATATTATAAAAGAGAGATTAAGTGAAAACAGAAGAATACTTGTATTAACTAAAAGAATAGAACATGGGGTAATAATAAGAGAGGAATTAAAACATTTTTATAAAATAAATTCCATAGCAATATCTTCAAAAGATCCTGCTAGTATGCGGAATGAATTAATACAGGCTCTCAGGAGCGAGCAGAAAGACTTTCAAGTATTAATAGGAACATATAGTCTCCTATCTACTGGTGTGGACATTGAAAGATTAGATACTGTTATTCTAGCCATGTCAATAAAGGTGGACGGTGAGTATGATGCTACGTTAATACAATCAGTCGGTAGAATATTACGTCTTTATGGTAAGAAACAAAAACCTTTAATAATCGATCTAGATGATAATTTAAATAAAATAATGCACAGACATCATAACTCTCGAATGGCAGTGTACAAACGCGAGGGATGGTGTGTGAGTAAAATGAATTGATATGAAAAAAATAATAGATGTTTGTTGTGGTAGTAGAATGTTCTGGTTTGATAAGAAAAATAAAGATGTTATTTTTAATGATATAAGAAAAGAAAAGCATATACTATGTGATGGGAGAAAACTAGATATAAATCCGGACACAATGATGGACTTTACTAATTTATCTAAAATAAAAACAGGAACAATGAAGCTAGTTGTATTCGATCCTCCTCACATGAAAACATTGGGAGCTAATAGTTGGATGGCGAAGAAGTATGGAAAATTAACTGGTGATTGGAAAATAGATATATCAAAAGGCTTTAAAGAATGTTTTAGAATCTTAGATAAATATGGTGTGTTAATATTTAAGTGGAATGAAACTGATATTAAAACAAGTGAAATATTAAAACTTACAAACAACAAACCATTATTTGGTCATTTGTCTGGTAAAAGGTCAAATACTCATTGGATTTGTTTTATGAAATAAACATATGATAGTCACATCAAAACAACACGTAAACAAATATAAGCTACAAACACCTTATTTAGAGAAGGATTTGCAAGGGAAGATTGGGAGGTGGATTAATGAAAAGCTAAGGACATTTAATCTACCAGAAGAATTGCTAGGGTCACTCAATGAAGTAAAGATTTCTACAGGTGGAACAATAGCTTTTTCTAAATTTGAAGACCAACAAATTCCATCATTAATGAAGTCTGATAAGAGTGGACTTTACCATAAAATGACAGATGCTTCATTTGGATCTAAGCCAGGAGATTTCGTTATAACAAAGGGTGGGTATATATTCTGTCAGTTTTGGAAAAATAGGCAACAAGAGATATGTTATTATATGGACATTCGTTCTGTAATAATTAAAGTAAAATTGAGAGGAGAGAAGTCGATTAAGGAAACAGACTTCATGTTACATGGCCACAAAATTAATTTAGCTGACTATAAAGTTGGCATTAAGAAGAAATAGTATGAGACTAGGAAAAATAAAACAAAAAGCTATTGTTGTAGATATTGATGGAACTATTGCCCTAAAGGGAGATAGAAGCCCTTATGATTGGGATAGCGTCGATAAGGACACAATCAATAAGACAATAGTAGACTTAGTAAACTTGCTAGGCTCTCATTATATAGTAATATTAGTATCTGGTAGAGACGCATCATGCAAGGAGAAAACTATAGATTGGTTAGAAAAAAATGATATAGATTATGATTTATTGTTTATGAGAGAAGAAGGAAATAACGAAAAAGATGTTCTTATAAAACAAAGAATATATAACAAGCTTATTAAAGATAATTATAAAGTTCAATTTGTTCTTGATGATAGAAACCAAACCGTTGCAGGTTGGAGAGAAATCGGTTTAACATGTCTTCAAGTAGCAGAAGGCGATTTCTAACTATATGCGTAAATGTTTAGTATGTGGAAAGTCTTATCACTACCCATCATGGAAGACATGTAGTATTGAGTGTCGCAATTTTCGTAAGAACAAACAAATTGATGAGTATAGAAAACGTAAAAAACTAAAGAAACAATAATATGAAAGTAAGAACAAAAGAAAATGGTTCAAACAACGATGATTGGAAGACCCCCTCCTATCTTTTAGATAAAATAAAAGAGGAGTTTGGAGAATTTTATGATCCTTGCCCTTATCAAGCTAAATTTGACGGTTTAAAATCAGAATGGGGAGATGTTAATTTTATAAACCCTCCATATAGCACAGGAAATAAAACAGCATTTATTAAAAAAGCAATAGAAGAATATAAGAAAGGAAAGACTTGTATATTGTTAATACCAGCCTCAACTGAAACAAAGGATTTTAAAATGCTTTGGGAAAATGCAAATGAAATAAGATTCATACATAAAAGAGTAAAATTTCATGGTTATAATACCAAAAAAAAATGGGTGACAAATGCTACTGGCCAAACTGGAAGCATGCTAATTATATTAAGAGAACATAATTATTTAAAACCGATAACTTCTTTAATTATTTATTAAAATTATGATTAAATTATTTCCAACAATACTTATAGTCTTAGACTTGGGAGCTTCAATAGTTTATCTCTGTAATGGAGATATTAAGAAAGCTATATATTGGATTGCTGCTATGACTTTAACTATATGTGTAACTTACTAATATATAATAATATGAACTTAAACAAGGTAGACACAAACATTCAACAGAAGAGGAAACACTTTAAGAAGTTTTCTAAGTTGATTGAAAATCAATTCAATCATGGCGGTGTTAAATATGAAGTAAGCAAGACAAAAGAATTGTCTGATATGATCTGTGAGATGTTCCCCGGGGACTGTGGAGTAGATTATGTGCTAGGAACTATAATGAAATATGTAGGTCGGTATAAAAACTTCGGTAGAGAAAAAGATTTATTAAAAATTGCTACGTATTCTTATATCCTTTGGCTAAAAGGTGAATTCTATAATCTTAAAAAAGAAGACCACGATGAGGATGTAAAAAAGAAAGGCTAATATTAGCAAACACAGGATGCTCTCTAACGCATTTAAAAAAAGAACAGGTACTATTTAACCTGTTCTTCTTTTTATTTTTGTGTTTATATTTATTTTGGTATTTTTATTCCATTTATTATTTGTATAACAAATTCTTCCTTTTTCTTTTTACTTGAGTTCTTAAATTTATCATGTGTCTCTACTGTCTGTATTACTTTTCTAATAAGCTCGGGATTAGTATTAGCAGGAAGTCCTAGCTTCATAATCATTAATGCTGGGAAGACTGAATCGTTCATAGCTGTTCTTATTTTAGTAACAGTCTTTTCCATTAATTCCTTTTTATCTAAATCGCTTAAACCTTTATATCCTTCTGATTCAATCAATGTATCTAAAGTACCTTTTAATGTCTTGCCATTATACTGTTGATATATATCAAACTCAAAGTTGTCCATCTTAACACCAGAGACAGTCTGTGACGGCATACCAATCACAACTCCGATTCTTTTAGCTTCGTTAATAACTGGGTCATCAACTTTCTTTTTAGTAGAAAAAGGATCAACTATATTCAACCTACCACCTGGAACAGCCACGTCTTCACCAAAAATATTTCTACGTTTTGGAATCTTCTCTCTAAGTACTGGGAGCTTCTCTTGAAACGCCTGAATAATTCCATCCGGATCACGAAGCGTTGGATCTATTGTCCTTCCTATCCTACCTATAATAGATGGCACAACAGATGATGTAGTTTGTTCTACAAAACTACCAGCTGAACGCTCAGGGTCAGTTAAGGCCTTTAAACCACCAGAGATACCTTTTAAAAACGTCTGTTCAGTTAAGCCTCTCAGAGCCTCGCCTCCTATTTTGGCTGCTAATTCAGTCCCCTCTGATTCCTTGCTAGATTCACTATATACAGCACCAAGAGCAAGTAAATTACCAAGAGGTGATATTCTGTTTAATTGATACCATGTATCTCCTACTAATATTGAATTAGGTTGTTTGCCTTCTGCAAAAAAGAAATCACGTTCTTTTTTATTAGTTGGGATATTACCGGTCATTTTACCTTTTTCTGCAAGCATTGCTCCAAAAGCTATTACTCCTGTTCCTGTTACTGCTCTTCCTAAATCTTCAACTAAATCTTTTTGACTACGTGTCTTCGGGTCCATTACTTTAATCATTGCTTTTATAAAACCAAGAGGTGAGAAATCTGATATTCTAGCTGCGATGTTAGTAGGTGTTTTTGTAAATGGAGCAAGTATCTCAAGCCCAGTTAGTGTAGCTTGTGATCCTTTAGAACCTTTTCCTGTTTGTTTAGCAGTTCTAATTTCACCAGCAAGTTTACCTTTAAATCCAGTGATTCCAGAAGCTAATGAATTCTTACTTTGAAATGTGGCATATTCAGCTGCATCAATCGCATTAACTACCATCTCATTAGTAGGGCTTTGTAGCAATTCTGATACTTCCTTTTTAAATGCCGGACCTTTAAGACCTAAATTTTTAGCATTTAACCAGGCTTGTTTTTCTAATGATTCTTGAAGCGCTGCTTGTCTAAATATAATATCTCCAGCTCCTAATGTTCTGAATACTGTCTTAGTATAACCATTTAAAATAGGGTTCTTAAAATTAACTTGTTTTGGTATATCATATTTTGTTAATAGCTCATCACTATAAACACCAGTCCTTAAAAACTTCCCAGCATCTTTAATCCCTGCTAGGCCACCTTTCACCTGAGCGGCTATTGTTTTAGGAGATATGGTTGTTGTTCTTTTACCAGTCACTAAAGAGGCAAGAACATCAAGGCCAACACCAGGAACATCTTTAGCAGTCTCTAATGCGCGCATAGTAACATTACCACCTAGATTTGCGAATTGAGTAGTAGGGGATGTAAGTAGCCCTGCTTTCCATAGGGTTATACCTTTTTCGGCAGCAGTAGAATCACGAAGAGTAGATATAAAAGTAGCAAGTCCATTAATATCTTTTTTACCAATTAAATCAAGGATAGCTTTTCTTACATCAGGTGGTACATCTTTCTTAGTTCCTAATTCTCTTTGTGCTTTACGTAGCCATATATCCGGTTCAAGCGTTTTATTAGCGAGTATTCTAAATGAGGCAACTGCACGACCAGCCTCTGTTCCACCTTGTACTAATTTCTTTAAAGCATCATCTAATTGTTTTTCTGCTAAACCTATTTTTCCTCTAAGCTTTGTTTCTAAAACTGGATTTACTACTATTTCTTGTTCTGATTTAGTAATAAATTCTGAATGATTATTAATTAAATTACGAAGACCAACAACTTCTTGATCAGTAATTATTCCAGACCTAGATTGTTTAATTAACTGCTCTGGGTCAACACCTAATGCTTTAGCTGCTTCTTCCATTTCACCAAATGTTCTAACAGTCCTTTCCCGTAGTCCTAAAACATTTAACTTCTTTTCAATATTCTTTAAAATATCATCAGCTACATTTAATTTATCTCCTCTAAATCTTTGTGATACTATCTTTCGTTTTACAGTCCTAGCTACTTGTTCGATAGACTCTCCAACTACTTTTTTTGCTATTTTTTTTGTACCAAGAGGATCAGTAAAGCCAAATGCTTCAATTCCTAAATCTCCCAAAGCTTCTCTTTGTATTTTTTCTTGTTCTGGAGTTGTCTCAATCCCAAATGATTCAGAAGCTAGAGTTCTAAATAAGAAATTTACTTTTTCTTTTTGCCCTATTACTTCTCCAGTCGGCAAAAAACCAGACTCTTTTTTAGCCCTTTCTGTAAATCTTTGTATATTTAAATTAGCTATTTCTTTTCTTTTGTCATCTAGCCCTTCACCTATTTCAGCACGAAGAGGCTCTGGCTTTTCTTGAAATATTATTCTTTTACCAGATTGTTCCCCTATTTTTCTAAGAGTGTTAGCTCTTTCTTCTTGTGCTACCTGTTTAACTTTTTCTTCACCAACAGGAGTAAGAGGCGCTCTTAACGCCTCTTCTTCTTTGCCTTCCGGATTAGTAGCTCTTTCTAGTTCAGCTAGTTTATCAGTCATCCCTCTCTTTTCTAATTGAGTTCTAAGAGCTGGATCTATTTCAAGTTTTTTATGTGGTATTAAAAAATTAAAAAATCCCATATATTAATTTTGTATTTCAATATTTATATCTGATATTGATTCACCAATTAGTTCATCTAATGTTTTAGTTTCTCCCCCTCTAACTTTAACTTGTGCCGATGTTAAGAATGGCAACGCAGTAGGATCATTCTCGTTTAAACGAGGTGTAAATAATTCATCAAATTTACCAACATCACCACCTGGAGTTGCTGCTACTCTTTCGCGTTCTTTTATAAATACAGCTGTATCAAATTTACCATCTTCTCCAACACTATCATTTAATATTTTAGCTGCTTCACCAAATACCTCTGCTTCTTGTTGATTTAAGATAACTGTAGTACTAGCTGCTCTTGTTTTTGTTTTACCAACTCCCTCAGCCTTACTTATTACCTCTCCTGTATTTTTGTTTATTACAGACAAATTACCAGCATCGTCTGTAGCTTGTACTGTGTCAGGATTTTTAAGCCCAGTAATAGTAAAGACAGTGCCAGTATTAGGATCTGTTATTTCTTCTGTTTGTCCTTCTGGCAATTCTTTCATTAATGATATTATGTTACTGCCTGTAAAGAATGCTTTTTCTGATTCTGGGATTGCTATACCTACAAATTCTTGGCCATCTATAACAACTACTTCTCCTTCTGGTATTTCTTTAGCTATATCAAAGGCTGCCTTTGTTCCTAGTCTATCTTCTGCTCTTTGTGATAAGAATAAGTTTTCTCTTGCGATTAACTGTCGCTCTGCATCAGCTTTTAAATCATTAGCTAGTTTAACAGCATCGACAGCATCGTTATAATCCTCTCTCTTACCAGTCCTAATGTATGCTTTCTGAGCTGCCTTAGCGACCTCAATAGCCCTAGACTGAGCTACTTTAAGCATTGATACGTTTCTGTCAAGAACCTGTCTTTTTCTGTCTAGCTCGCCCCCAGCACCTACAAATGCCTCTCCTGTTCTTGGGTCTGTTCTTTGTATTGCGGCTGCACCAGACTGTTGAGTATTAAGAAAACCACCTTTTTGCCCTGCTCTTACAACTTCAGCTGGTAATGTTACACGCCTTCTTTCTTCTGCCTCTTCTATCCCTTGGTCAAATTGAGCGCCGGCTGCATCACCTGCTTCTTCTATACTCTTTAAATCTTCATCTGTTATATCATTAATATTTTCTCTAACCTTATTTAGTTCATCAAGAGTGTTTTGAACACTGTCAGTACCACCTTCTGCATCATTTATTCCACTACTTATATCATTCTCATTCTGTTTTGCTTCATCTTCTAAGTCATCAGCTCCATCAGAAACATTAAGATTAGCAGGTGTGTCAGTAATACTAGGAGCAGCAACTGGCAAAAAAGTACCAAGTCCTGATACTTGATTAAGTCTTCCTTCTACATCAGCTGAATCAAAGTCTTGAAATTTATCAGGACTATCTTGTTTTAATGTTACTTCTGCATCTTCTAAAGATACTATCTCACCAGCTTTACCAGCGGAGTCCATTCTTTGTACAAATTGTTTTGCCATATTATTCTTATTTAAATGATTTATATAATTGTCTTTTTTCAGGCTGTGAATACACTCTCCATCTAAAACCATAACTAAGGATTTCCCAATCGAAATCTTCACCATCTGATTCGAAATCTAAACTGATATTATAGAATGGTCCTGGGTTAAAGTCTTTACCTAAATATATTCTAAATTTTTTAAGGCCACTAAAATCTGCATTCGTACCAAACCTTTCTGTACCAAATGAATTTAATCCAAATACATTAAAAGATGAGCTATCATATATGTAATCTGTTTCCGTACCTAACAACTCTGCACTGAATGACTGAGTATAACCATCTTCATCTAATAATAAACTGATAGTTAGAGCTGTGTTTGTTTTTATATAACCCTCGATAAACATATCAACAATTTGTTTTTGCTCTTGTGGTCCACTAAGGTTATATTGTTTACTTCTCCAACTAGCAGTTACACCATAAATATCATCAATCGGTGTGTTATTAACTTGATATACATTAGTAGCGTTATTACTACCGAAATATAATTCTTCACTATCACCATCATTATATATAGTAAAGTCACTCACATTCCATCCTAATATCGGGCTGTCCCACATTTTCTGTTTTATATTCCAAACTAGAACAACATTGTTTTCAGTAACGTCAGTATCTTGTTTAACTGCAAAGTAAGCTTTGTCTTTGAATACTATTCCAGAAGCATCGTCAAAATTCATAGCATCAACAGTCGGTTTAATTACTGTTGATATTGGTCTTACTTGAGGATAGTCAAATGACTCAACACGCAACAACTCCATTATCTGATTGTCTTGAGTAATGAAATATACAGCATTACCACCTGTAAATATTGCCTTTTGGCTTATAGCTCCTATTGTCTGTGACTTACCATCAAAAGGTTTGAGGTTTGCTATTGTGTAGAGTGAGTCTGATATTGTTGCTTTATGGATAGAGCTTCTTGTAAAGAAGTAAATACTCGATTCGTCTGCTACTATCCCTGTAACTGCTCCACCACCTTCTCCTAAATTAAATATACCTGGAGCTGTAGCAGTTGAGTCTATAACTAAATCAGCGCCTACAAAATTAGTAGCGTCCCCATATTCTGAAAAATAAACTGCCTGAGTTGTAGATGATATACCTGCTATAAATAATCTGTTATCACGAGCAAAGTATATGTCTCCTTTAGGTCTGGCTGCGTCTGTTGTTACTGCCTGCGCTACTGCTTCGTTATCAATACAAGCTACTGTAGTTGATGCTGATAGATTAAATGTATTACTTGTAATAGAACCATAGGCTATTTCTGCTCCACAATATATGATAGAACCTGTCAATAAGAAACCAGTAGTATCATCAACTGTTATTTCTGAATCACCAGCTGAAACAGCTCCATTAAGAGGAGAATAATCACCGCTCCATCTCATTCCATTGTCTGTGTTATTACCAAAGTAAACGTATGATTGCAAGTCTGTATTTATATTGAAGTCTGCAAACCCATAATCAAGACCAGTTGTTAGCCCTGTTTTTAATGTTTCCCAAGAGTCTCCTGTTTCATCATAAAACTCAACAACTGTTGAATAAGTTCTCATTAATATACTAGAACCATCTCTTAACCTGAAAGTGTGGACTGAATTAATAGGGACTTCACTTGAAGTAGCTGTTAATGTGTCCGGGAATATTTCATATCCTAGATTCCTAGTACTGATTCTATCGCCTTCATTAACAGTAGTATTTTGTCCTTGTGGATTAGCACCATTAGATACCTTTGTAGGGTCTAGATTTGTTTGATAGCCATTAAATTTATCGACTACAAGCCATTGCGCGTCTGAAAATGATCCCCCTATATTAGTAGTGCTATTAGCACTACCAATATCGTTAGTACATCCTGATAATACAAAAACTAATAATAGTATTAATGATATTTTTTTTAACATAAATTTTATATAATTTTTTATAGATGTTGCCCTGGGTCTTTATCTAATTGAACTCTACTGGTAACTATTACTGGTATAAGATTAGGATATTTTCTATCAAAATCTGTTTGAGCTTGTGCTAATTCGTCTGAGGCATCCCTGAATCCAAATACATTTTCTACTTCTGAAAATAAAGATTTGTTAGCTCCGTAAGCTATCAGGTCAACCCACTCATAATCACCTATTAATTTGTCTGCTGTATCTATATCGGCTGTTGATTCTGTTGTATCTATGAAAAATTCTTTATCACCTTCTGATGCTGCGTCTGAGATAACATTAAATCTTGAATAATACCAGTAGTCAAGTAACTCCCATGACCTAAGATTTGATTGGTCAAGGTAATATGTATCACTAGCAGTTATTGTTAATACCACCACTTCTGATCCTATTGATGTATTGTCAAAGGTCCCTTCTTCATCAGCTTCATTTAAATCATAAGCAATAAGGTTCCATTG